TCAGCTTTATCTTTCTTAAATAAAGTTTTTAATTTTATAAACTGTTCTATAAACGATGTTTCAGACACTTTTTTATCTGATTCATTTATATTTGATGCGTTATTTTTATTCTCAGCTATAGGTTCTTTTGTCTTACTGTCTTCTCTCGCTTGAGTAAAAAATTTACCAAATTTAGTTTGCTCTGGTTCTCTAAGTAAGTGGAATATACCTTCAAGACTACTGTCAATTGACGACAGTGTTTTACTATCTTCTGGTGTTTTTAGCCCAGAAGATAGTAGATCTTTAATAGTAAAAGCTTTATCCATCTACAATATTTATTGTAGAAATATCAGTCTATTCAAGAAAAGATACATCAAACGGCAATGTGATTGTATTGTGTGTAATACAATCACTAACAGCGTCAAGTACTTGTTTACTGAAACCTACAGACTCACTAGCTATTTGATAGGGCAATTGTTCAATTATTTTAAATTGCTTATCAATCGGTAAGCTCGAATCATATACAACAGTTTCATCAAGTGCACTCTTGATATTATCAATATACCGAGCCATTTCAATTAAAAAATAATTTGTACTTGCTTCTTGTTCGTTTTTAATTTCGCCGTCTTCATCTACTTTTATACTATCTGCAAGAAATTTATCATACATTTTAATTTTTGTGAGTGATGGAAACTGAAACGTAACAATTAAATTATTATATGTAAAATACTTTACTATAGGCGTTTTAACAGCATCAAAAGATTTCTGTAAAAAATCTTTAATAGGTGTATCTTTATACGAACCGTCGTATTTTAAATAACCGTATAATAATAACATATCAACTTCTGTTAATATGTCAGCTATTTTTTTATCTTTAATATCAATTTCAATATTTTGTATTAAAGCATCAATAATACCGCCTCTAAAACCAATATCAAAGTAAGGGGTATTAATACTGGAATCAACTATATTTTTAATTTGTTTAATATTAATAGGGCGTATTTTAATACTATACTGTGTTGACGGTATTACTGCAACTGCTGCAAGTTCGTTTAAAAATGTCTTGATTAGATCGTTTGGTGTTGTTGTCATATTTTATTTGATGCGTGGCGTTGTTGCTCCATCTGGTTTTTTAATTTAATTTCAGCATCAAGTATTTTCATATACATTAAAGCTTCACCTGGAGCACAGTTATCAATATAATTAAGATTGATATTAGCAAATTGCGACAGTTTAAATGAGTTTTGATGTATCGTAACAAGATCATCACCGTATAATAAAGATATTACATATACCAAAAACTCGTAATTTAATACAAAGTTAATTATAGTTTCGTCACTATTTTTGTCATCAGGTGGCGCGTAGATGAAATTTATATTCTCAAAACGTTGTATATATTGTGTTACAATTTTTTGTAGTTCTTGTATAATAAACGGTGGTAAGCTATCAAGATAATTTTGCTTTTGAGTGCAGTCTACAACTAATTTATTATTACCTATTTCAAGGTATTCAATATAATCAAATATATCATGTTCTTTATGCAAATCTATAAACCGCGGGGTTGTTAGTTTTATAGATAAATTATTATATACTACATGTGACGCTTCTGTGAAACCACGTAAAGACGTCTGTAAACTATGTAAGTTTTTTGATACACGTAACGGTTCTTTAGGTTCTGTTGTAACTTGCCCCTCTTGGTTTTGGCCTTCTTTTGCTGCTTCTTCGTTTCCTTCAGTTTCACGTTTTTTAATATGAACTGTCAATGCAGCACCTAAGCTGAGTATACGTATCTCTATTAACAGCATTAAAATATCTATACAATTTAATTTTTTTAATTCGTCTATTGTAATATCGCTGTGCTGTGCGAGAAAATGTAATATATTAATACTAAAAATACCATATTCACTTTTCCTAAAAAATAGTTTTAGAAGAGTTTTATAAGTTTTAAAATTCATCTCTTCTACTTCTACAGAGTGTGAAGATAGTTGTAATGTATTTTTAAGTTTAAACACGTGATAATTTATACAACAATTGTGTATTTTTAAACTAGAAAGGTTTGAATATTCTCAGGGCTTGGGTTATATTCATAGCTTTGATATACAAAATCTACATTACGTCGTAATACACCGCTCTGTTGTGTGTACTCAATTTTTTCGGAATCAACTGATATAGGTATAACACCCTTGAACTTCCACGTCTGGTATACAACGGGGGTGCTTGAATTTTTTGTGCCTAGACCCCATCTAAATATATTAATACCAGCTCGATAATTTTCTTTTCTCGCTACCATTCCCATAAATGAAGACACAATAACCCACGGCCTAATAACATTCTCTACAAAACTTATAGATGTGTCTAAAAACGACACTTTAAATTTTTGTAAATCTTCGCGGCCGCTATTCATATATTCTAAATAAACCACCTTGTTGCGAACCTTCAGCAGTTGATGTAAAACCATCTCCTGGTAAATCAATACCTTGAACAAATAAACATCCCTTAGCGTCTTGCAATGCGCCTGTTGTAAGTTTAGATAAAACAGAAGCGTCTGGTGGCGGGTTACATATATTTGATTGGTAGTCGTTAACTTTTAATATCAAGCTTGTTGGTATATTATCAAAAGTTAGTGACCATATTGGCACTCTGGGTATACTACCAACAGGTTTACTTAAAAACTCTTTTAGAAAATATGCTGATGTCGGTGCTTCTGTTGCCATGTTATTTTACCTTTCCTTGTAACCAATAGTGATAGCTAAGAGTTACATCCATCTTTACAATTGACCCTGTATCCCCCAAGTTATACGTTATTGACCCAGGGTTTATAAGACTCACACCTATAAGAGTGTAATACTTAATTATTACCATTTCTTTATTTAGTAAACCTATTGTCAGGTAACTATCATCACCAGGCGCGATAAAATTACCTGTTGTGTCTTGATCGTTATAGTTGAGTAAAGACATATCTTCAAATGCTTTACGCAATACAAAGTCCTTATCACACTTAAATGTAACAGGGTATGAAGCTCCTGAATATGTTGACATACCCGGTACATTATATGTCATCCCTATATAGTTAACAGCTACGTTTATTGTTTCACGAGCGGGTAGCTGCGCAGTTTCTAAATATAACGAATAACCATCCTCAGGTAATACATTTTCGCCATATGACTTCCAATCAACAATACGAAATTGATGTTGTCTTGCAAAATCGTGCTTAATCGCAAACGCATAAAAATCCGCTATACCTTGGCCGTGTGCTTTTTCACTTGGTGTATAATCACCAGGAGCATGCTTTACATCTGACGCTTGTTGATCAATACTCTGTACAGGAGAGCCTCTATTAATTGATGTCGACGACGGGGTATGTATACTTTGCACTGGGGTACCTTTGCGGTAGCCCGGTGTATTAGACTGCTGCTTCACGACCGGTGAAGTGTGAGGAGGTAGTTTGCGAATAGCCATATCACGTAACAAGGTAATGCCCTGTATTATAATATTTAATACAGGGCATTCACTTTATAGCTAAAATATATTTTTAGTAACTACGATCTATTGCTTGCGGTGTGGGTGTCTCGTTTGCTGTTGTTCTGTTATAATCACCCTGTACCCAGAAGTGGTACGAAAGAGTAGCATCAACCTTTGCGGGCTGTCCAGTATCACCCAAATTATAACTTATAGTACCTGTATTAATCAATTGAGTACCAATTAAAGAATAATATTGAATTGGCGCTAAGTACTTATCAAGCAACGCCATTGTGAGATAACTTTTATCTGAACGGATGTTGTAATCACCGATAGATGTCATATCGTTAAACACCCTTCTTGTATGATGCTCCATAACGGAACGTAGATAATACATACTATCACATCTAAACGATACAGCGTAAGCAGCGCTACCAGAATACGAAGCTAGACCACCGACGTTGAAGCTTAATCCCATAAACGGCACTGGTACGTTAGTAATTTCACGACCGGGTAACTGTGCTGTTTCGAGGTATAATGTATGCTTGGCGGAGCCATCGCCGTTAGATCCGTCCTGGTCGAGGACGTCTTCACCTTCAATCACCCAGTCAGTAATTCTGAATTGATGTTGACGTGCAAAGTCACGTTCTGTTGCTACTGCGTAGAAGTCTTGAATTGTACTCATATGTTATATTATTTATTGTTAAATTGTTAGATTAATTCGCTAAAGTCTTGACCAGTTCTTGTAGCTATAAAGTTAACTAAAATAAACTCTGCAGCTTTAACAGGTTTAATGTAAATGTCTACAATCAACTCGTTACGATCAATACTATCTGAAGTATTGTTGCGTTCATCACAAACTATAAGATATTCATATACACCTTGTGTACGTTTTGCTTGCTCAAATAACGGTGTAATTGTATTAACTAAACGCGTGCGTGTAATAGTTGTATTTGGCTCAAACACAAAGTATTTAAGAGCGCCTGTAGTCTCACGCTCAAGTGTTAAGAACAATCTACGAACATTTACACGATCAAATGCTGTTGGTTTCTTTTGCAGCGTTTTCTGTCCGTATACCACAAAGCCTTCGCCAGGGAAAAACACAATAGGGTTTACAGATATAGTATAAAGATTGTCACGTTGTTTCTGTGTAGGGTTACAAGCAACATCAATAATACCTTGTATTGAACCTCTGTTAAAGCCAGCTGGCGCATACCAAGGTTGTGATACTGAGTCACTCTTTGCGTATACAGCAGCTACAGCGCCTGAAAGAGGTATCCATATCTTGCGATCAAGAGCAGTACTGTAAACACATCCCCAGTTACCGTATGTCGCTACGTAATTACTTTCAACAGCAGCGCTTGCTGCATATAAAGCCTTCAATGGAGCATACACTGTATTAGTGAATGTTTCGCCTCTACGCTCTGTCTGTTTTGCGCCACCGCGTAAAAACACCTGACGTAACGGATCTACAATTGCCATACAATCTTTTCTTATGCTGCTTGCAAATGTCTCAAGCACTTCATAAATCTGTCTCCATGAAGTAACAGGTAAGCTACTTGAGTTGAATACAGTTAATGCTACATCAAGACGTTTTAAATCATTATAATCACCAGTTGCGGTTTTGTTTGTATGGATTGTAGATAACCCTGCATCTACAACAATATCTAATGTATAGTTTTCAACACTCTCAACCAAACGCAAAGCGTGCTCTAATTTTGCAGCAACATTACCCACGTCTTTTTGATTAACGGTTGTAAAGGTTGGTTGGTACACGCCGCTAGCAAATAAATATTTTGCTTCTGGTTCAACACGTAATGAAACTACAGGGTCAGAGCTTGATGTTTGCTGAGAGGTCCATTTAACACCTCTTGAGAGAGCTGGGTTAATTAACAGCTTTACTCGGCTCGAGTCTCTATTTACAAGATCTTGTAAATAGAATGACCTTTGCACACCGCCTGAATCTGCTATTGTTTTTTTATCGTGATCAAATGAACCAATATATGTTTCAACAAGTGACACATTTAGAAGATTAGGTTGATATGTAGATGGCGTTATTCTATGTACACTAAACACTACACTATCATTAAAGTAATCAGCATTGAAATTAAATTTTGGTACACTTTCAATTGAGCGCGAAACGCTCATTGCAGGATCAGTGTGCGTGCTTGAAAGAGGTAATACAAATCTAGTAGACGGTACTTCGATCTGTCCGTAACTTACTTCTAATCCTGGGTCTTCAGGATCATTTACCATATGGTTATTTGCTGTCAACCCTACGACACCTGCAATTGAATCATAATCGCTATCAGGCCCAAAATTTGTGTTATCAACAACACTCACATAATAACCTATTGCTTTTTCGTTATTAGTAGATTTACTTGTATTCAATACAATAAAACCGGTGTTTAGCATCAAATTGTCATATGACCTATATTGAGGCTCTGGGTTTGAGTTGAGGTCTGCGATGTTATCGTCCCAATCGAATTCTTCATTAGCAAACTGTTGGTATTCGTTCAACGTAAGTGTTATCTGACGCGGTTGGCCAACGTGTACAACAATTGGTCCATCAACAGGTATAGATTCAATTGATACAGTCGATATTGTTAAAATCTGAGCGTCGATATTGTCGATTTTTGTGGGTTTTGTTTCTTCAAGAGTGATGGTGTCCAAGTTATCGAGCGGTGTTAGGCTGACAGAGCTTAACACAAATGTTGATGTAGCGATACCAGCATTAAAATTCACCCCTTCAAGACCTTCGTTACCCACAATTTGAATTGATTGTGTGCGTACTGTACTGAGATTGGTGTATGTTACACTAACAGCTGTTGCTGTTGGAAACAACAACGCACTGTATTGTTCTGCAAAGCCTTCGCCAGCTCCTGAGCCGTAAGGTAGACGCGTGCAGTATAAATTACCAGGGGATTGAATGATTTGCTTACAGTTTTCGTAAAAATATACTTCAGCAGCATTGGCGGGTACACCATATGTGCTTTCAAGTTCTGTAAGAGTTGTAATTTGATTGACCTGATCAATAGGACCTTGTGGCGCAAAACCCGCAACAAACACGTTTGTGCCTACTACCGTTTGTGCGTAAGAGCTTAAATCAGTCTCTGTTATTTGAATACCGGGTGAATTTATCGTTCTCATGAGTTAAAAAGTATAAAATTATTTATTCTTTTTGGTTGAATTTTAGACTCCTGGGACTAGCTCCATTAAAAATTGATCAAATTGGAATGTAACGTTACTATTAATTATACCTTGATCTTGATAAGAAAATTCTATACCACCCATAGCGGTTACAAAAGCATGTAAATATGTGAATTTAACTACCGGTACATTGTATTCATCAAGACCATATATACTCATATTAGCCTGATAGTCGTATAATCCTCTCTTTTTTGCTTCGTTTTTATATACATTAAACGCGCCAGTAAGGGGGTTATTAAGACCATCAAACCATTTCCACATAATATAATAGTTATGGTAACGGTTATCAACAACGAAGTTTACAGTCAGCGGAGAGAACTCTGGTCTATGCATTGAGGTAATCTGTTGCACTTGCCCGCTAAAACCATTGTTTACATTCGGCACACTGGCTGATGGCACTACAGAACCGTATACTGTTAATTGAAGCGGCTTGACACCAACAATTGTACCTCCAACATTAAGCTCTCGCAAAAACGGCGGTACATCAAGCACAAGCAAGAATTTGTCTTTACCTGCTTGGTTTAATATTGATTGTTCAGTAGGATTGTCTGTATGTATTAAGTCCATATTATAAATACGTATACCCGCTAGCAAATAAATCGTCTAAATCTTCTTGTATTTTATGTTCATACATATCATCAGGTATAAAAGGCGCTTTATTAAACTTATTGTCAATAACAGGTTTTACTATATTTATAACATGCTTAGTGTCAAGGTCTTGAATATGCAAATCGCGTTGCACAGGATCAAAATTATTATTATCTCGTATAATAGACGGCATACCATGTAAATCATATTCATCAATATTATACCATTGTTGACATAGCTCTGGATTAAGCATCTGTAGTGCCCACACAAGTGACATTATACGGTCATCAAAAAATCGGTCATTGCGTTTACGATAGACTCCATTTGCTTGTTTAATGAATGTTTCAAACTCTTTAATTGTATCAATATCGTTCACTTTAACAGCAGCGAGTGAGTTTACCCAATACCTCATATTCGATATTGCGTCTAAGCGTAGGTTGTTGTGGCTGAACACACCCAATTGTCTAGTACTTACGTATGAGCCTGTTTTTGATAGTTTAGCGTAACTAACAATTTTTTCGTAGTTTAGATTATAATATAAAGCATCTATCACCTGCCCACCGCAATTATTTCTTTCAATGAGGAGAGGGGGGGACCCCCATGTTTCCCCCAGAGTAAATAATTTATTAGCAAAATGATAAGGATCGAGGCTAGCGTTTGAATACACAGCTACTTGCTCAATATTTTTAAGATCGGTGATATCAAGCACTTGTGCAACAGAACTAGCTCTTCCAATACCTTCGCCAACATCAACTCCTATAACATACAACTTAGTTCTTTCAGGTGATGCAAAAACTTTATATGTGTTATCAGCACTAACCCACAGCGGTTGTTTTCGTTGTGCTTTAAACCGTTCAAGTGTCTCTGCTGCTACCGCACCTTCGCCGCTATCAACAAAATGGTTTTCGTATTCTTGTTTAAATGCTTCTTCAGAACCCAGAGCAGCAATTAACTCTTTTTTCCATCTTTCAGTCTGACCGGGCACATCCCACCAGTCTATTCGTTCACCTTTCCAACCGTTTGTATTTTTTTCAGCACCAGAATATATTTCGTAAAATTTATTGTCTGTACCGTTTGGGGTAGACGTCATAAAGATTTTAGACTTTTTACTTCGTGTAATTGTGGGTATTACTGATTTCCAGAAATCATCAATAAAATGTTGATCAATAAACGCAGCCTCATCAATCATCAAGCAGTTTGCGGTGTCGCCGCGAGCGGCTGTCGATGTGGTGGTGCTCACCCCAATACTACTATCATTGCTGAAAGTAATGCCAGTCTTACCGTATTCTTTAAGACCGGGTTTAATGTAGGGGGAAAGCTGTTCATATGCCATTCTAATACGCTTGAGTACACGTATAGCTGTATTTTCGTTATTTGCAACAATAACAACACGCTGATCACCGTAAAAACATGTTAACCACAATGCAAATATAGTCATTAATGTTGTTTTACCTGCTTGGCGGCAAGATAAAACACACACAAAGCGGTTGTTTTGTAAACTACGTAATATCTGCTTTTGCCTTACGTATAATTCAATTACACACTTTTTACCTTTATTAGGATCAACAATATAAAAATGTTTTTCAGCGAAATAAATAATGTCTTCCGCACACATTTTATTCTCTTTAATCATTTTTGGAGTCCACTCAAACTCCGCGCCATCTTTTAAAAGCTTCTTATCACCTCGGTAATAATG